ACTATTCCACGGGACGTTATAGGCACGCCGGAAAGGCTTCCCCTCCGTCCGGTGTACTTTACGGATTATCCCAAGCTTCTACGGCTTCAAAAGCGAAATTGGGAAGATGACGGCGAAAGTGAAATTCAAAACCTTATGGATGGGATCTATGGGGATGCGCCAGAACATCTAAACATTAAAGTTTTAGTTTTAGACGACCTTGGTAAGGAGTATCGGACCGCGTCAGGTTGGGCCGAAAATACTTTTGACGCCTTATTGCGGGCTCGCTTTAATGCCGGCCTTCCGACTATAGTAACGACTAACGTGCCTATTAAGGACTGGGGAGATACCTACGGACAACCTATGGGTAGTTTTGTTAAAGAAGCATTTATGCCAATCGTTGTAGAGTCAACAGAAGGAGATCGGAGAGCATTATGACTTGGAGAACAGTTCAGTTTTTTATATCGCTATCAACAGGTGTTAGCGAAGTTCAAATAAATAATGAAGGAAAAATGCGCTGTAGTTGTACTGGATTTAGTTTACGAGCTAAGTGCAAGCACACTACACAAGTTGAGCCCCTTGTAGAGAAAGAGATAAAAAGATACGCCTCTAAATCTGAGGTAGCAGATTCCACTAAATCTCCGGATAAGTTTCGTGATTTGGTACTTCGCTATGGTCAAGTAAAAGTAGGGTAGTAATGAAAGGGGGGGATATCTCAAACAAAGTTCCAATGAGAGTTGTAGTGACTCTTGATTGCATACTAGATCGCAAACCTGCGATGAAAAAAGTTTTAGGTATTCCTGTTTTTAAAGAAGAGGTTACCTATAACCGTCGTGCTCTATCCTTGTTTTGGAATTTTGCGGAGAAGTTTGGTTACTCTATGGAGATAGCCGGATTTGGTTATACAAAAAAAGAGATGAAAGAAATACTAGAAGATTTAGATAATATGGGCACAAATCCGTTTAACTACTGCACTGCCTATCAAACAATCTCAGATCTAGTAAGCGAACTGCCCTATCGACCAGAGTTGGTAGGAGTTGTGGATATACCCGAACGCGGTTTAAGATACGGCGGAAAGTTTATTGATATAGGGAGGATTAACAGTGGCAGCTGACAACGAGATTAGATTAATCTCTAAAGCTGTACGCGATAGAGATATATCCGAATTATTAGAGCGCGGATTACAAGACGAGTGGTTTTACGTTGACGAGAACCGTGCCGTGTGGAAATTTATACGACAGCACTGGACTAAATACAGCGAAGTTCCTACAGCCACAACAGTAAAAGATAACTTTCCTACTTACCGCCTTTTAGCTGTTGACGATTCAATTTCATATTTGCTAGATCAGTTAGTTGAATATCGCAAACGTCAAAAAACTATTGAAGTAGTTCAACTTGCTGCAGATGCAGTAGCTGCCGGAGATCATGATTCTGCCATAACGTTAATGGGATCAGGTGTAGCTAAACTTTCTGACGAAGGTGCTTCTCAAACTAGCGACATAGATTTAACTAAAAATACACAGACTCGATACGACGAGTACTTAAACATTAAGACTCGACCAAATGGGTTACTAGGAATTGCTACTGGTTTTCAAGTAATGGATGTGGCTACAGCGGGATTACAGCCAGGTCAACTAGTCACAGTAATTGCCCCACCTAAAACTGGTAAGTCAGTGCTGTCTTTGCAGATGGCGGTAAATACTCACGAAGATGGGTTTGTACCTTTGTATCAATCTTTTGAGATGAGCAATATGGAGCAGCAGCGTAGACACGACTCTATGCGTGCCCATATATCGCATGGTCGTTTAATACGAGGTGCCCTAACTCCTTTGGAAGAAGCTAGGTACCAAAAAACTTTAGATCATATGGATGGGATGCATAACTTTTATTTGACTGACTCCGTGACCGCAGCAACCATAACCGGACTATCGTTAAAGATTGAAAAGCTTCAACCTGATATCATCTTTGTTGACGGAGTTTACTTAATGATTGACGAGGTTACCGGAGAGGCAAACACCCCCATGGCTTTGACTAATATAACGAGATCTATGAAACGACTAGCTCAGAAGCATAAAAAACCTATTGTTATGACTACTCAGGTATTGACCCATAAAATGCGTAGAGGTCAAGTTACCGCAGATGCTATTGGTTACTCCTCATCTTTTTACCAAGATTCGGATGTGATCTTTGCTTTACAGAGACAAGATGAAAACGATGATAGTTCAAGATTGTTGCGGATCGTTGCAAGCCGTAACTGTGGCCCTGCAGAAGTGGAGCTACTTTGGGACTGGGAAGAAGGAAGGTTCGAAGAATATGGCTCAGGAGTATCCGTATGATGGCCGTCAACTATGTGCTAAGGAAGATCCGGAACTTTTTTTTCCGCAGGACTACAATAGCCACACTCAGATTAGACTGGCTAAAGATATCTGTAACAAGTGCCCTCTTGTCGTTCCTTGCGCCGATTACGCGGTATCTCAACCGGATCTTGATGGGATATGGGGCGCCACAACGCCACGAGATAGAAGTAGAGTCCGCATTAATAGAAGACGACGTGCACGCGTCTCCTAAATCAATTCGTGAGTTAAAACCTGATTACACGGGCACTATGGATCATGCAGAAGAAATCCATCATGATTGTCCACACTGTGAATCAAACTTATGGAACGTAAAGGTTTCTTTTGAGGATTACGAAATTTCTTCTTACCTTATTCAGATGGAGTGCGCTTTGTGTGGGACGTACGCCTTAGCCCCTACTTTAGTGGATAAGCCCTAATGTTTCGTGACGGAGAAGTAGAGCGCACATTATTACGCCTGAGCATAGTTTCAATCCCTAGAAACCGTGAGCTTGGTGCTATGTGCCCTATGCATGAGTATCGGACTGGAAAGAAAGATAACAATCCGTCATGGTCTATAAACGCAGTAACTGGTGCACACAATTGTTTTTCCTGTGGTTACAAAGGTAACTTACTAACTCTAATATCAGATCTTCTTGAGTACGGGGATCTCGATAAAGCTAAGTCATGGCTTAGAACAGACGTAGAGTTAGATATTGATTTTATATCCCGGCAGTTAGATGAGGCTAGGAAAACCTACATCCATTTGCCTAAGCTCGTACCAATGAGCGAAGCTCGACTAGCTGTCTTTGGAGACGTGCCGATATGGGCAGCTAATGAGCGGGGTATAAGCATTGATGCTTGCAGTAAGTATGGGGTCCGCTGGCAAGCAAACGATTCTTCTTGGATCCTACCTATAAGGACGCTTGACCACAACAAACTGCTTGGCTGGCAAGAAAAGGGTCAGCTTTCAAGAAGATTCTTTAACCGTCCTCCAGGTGTCCCAAAGTCAAAGACTTTATTTGGTCTAGACTGTTGGGATGGCGATCAAATGATTGTCGTAGAGTCTCCCCTGGATGCGGTGAAGTTAAGCTCTGTGGGCATACAAGGCGGTGTGGCTACTTATGGGGCCATAGTAAGCGATGATCAAATAGACATTATGCGTAGGGCAAAAACCTTGGTGATAGCGATGGATAACGATGGGCCAGGTAAAAAAGCCAGTAGTCAATTACTCTCTGCTTTTAGAAAGGGCGGGTTAGAGTGCTGGTTTTTTAACTATGGTGACTTTCAAGTAAAGGACATTGGTGATATGTCCTTAGATCAGATACACTGGGGGATTGACAATGCTCGACACTGCGTACTTGGGGAGGCGGCTATATGATGTGGTCTTGGGTTTTAGCTGCTATCGGCGTAACCGGAATTTATTTTGTAGGCCGTAAAACTATTTGGGGTTGGGTAGTCCTGGGCTTTAACGAGATACTTTGGATTGCCTACGCTTTAATCACTGAACAGTACGGTTTTATCTTTTCAGCAATAGCCTACGCAATTGTGTATATTAAGTCTTTTGTTCATTGGAGACGTGACGCATGACCTTTAAGGGTACTCTTTTGCCTTATCAACCTGTGGCTGTAGAGCGAATGATGGTTAGAAAAAAGATGCTTGTTGCCTACGACCTTGGGTTGGGTAAGACCGTTTTGACTATAGCGGCATTAGAAAACTTGATGGATGAGGGTAAGATTACCGAGCCAGGCCTTATAATTTGTCTCTCTTCCCTTAAATATCAATGGGCCTCACAGATTGAGAAATTTACTGATGGATCTTCTACAACTCTGGTCGTGGATGGAACACCGAAGCAACGAGCAGCGCAGTATGCTGAAGCCATCGACTGGGGGCATTCGCTCGTCAATTATGTCATTGTTAACTATGAGCAGGTTGTTAACGACTGGGAGTACATTGAGAAACTCCCAACAGGATTCATTGTCATTGACGAAGCTACCGCAATTAAAAGTTTCAGATCCAAAAGATCTAAATACGTAAAAAAATTAGAAAGCCCCTATAAATTTGCTTTAACCGGTACTCCAATAGAAAACGGTAAACCTGAAGAGCTTTACTCAATAATGCAGTTTGTAGACCCTAAAGTTTTGGGAAGATTTGATCTTTTTGATTCAACTTTTATAGTTCGTAATCAATTTGGGGGAGTAGATCGTTACCGTAATTTGCCAGTACTACATAAGACTTTAAGCAAGGCATGTGTACGAAAACGTCAATCTGACCCTGATGTAGCCCCATTTTTACCTGAGTCACTTATGGCTGAGCCAATATTTGTACTCTTTGACGCAGCTACTAGGAACCTTTACAACGCCATAGTTACTGAGCTATTAACAGACCTAGATGACGCTTTAAACTCTTTTGGCGGATCCTTTGACATCTTTGCCCACTATGGCCATCAAAGCGATCAAGGCGGGCCTATGGACGAACTACGGGGTAGGATAATGTCAAAGTTAACTTCATTACGAATGTTGTGCGACCACCCAGATTTAGTTCGACACTCTGCTGATATATACAATCCTATGCGTGGCGAAGGATCTAAATACGCAGCAGAATTAAAAGATTCAGGGCTATTAGATTCAATTAAAAAAGCACCAAAGCTTGCTGTGTTAAAAGAGTATGTTGATGACTTTTTGTCTGCCTATCCTGGTAATAAAGTTGTTATATTTACCAGCTATGTAAAAATGGTAGACATAATTAGGGACTCTTTAACGGAGTGGGGCAGTACCCCATACACAGGGCAAATGAACGCTAAAGAAAAAGAAGAGTCAAAGATTAGTTTTCAAACAGATCCTGATGTTAGAGTACTAGTTAGCTCTGACGCCGGAGGATACGGTGTAGACCTACCCCAAGCCAATCTTTTAATAAATTATGATTTACCCTGGAATGCGGGGTTAGCAGTACAAAGAAACGGTAGAATAATGCGTGCCTCAAGCACCTGGAAGAGCATAGTTATTCAGGACATTCTGATGCAAGGTTCTATCGAAGAACGGCAACACGCCCTTCTAGAGCAAAAGAGCGCTGTAGCTAATGCTGTTGTGGATGGTGAGGGCATAAACGACCGTGGTGGGGTAAACCTTAACGCTGGAAGTTTGAGGGCATTTTTACAGTCCGCTATAGTTTAGGAGAAGACCGTGCCAAATTCACCAAAGACGCCTACCCGTACCATAAGAGTTACTGAGGACCTTTGGTCTGCGGTAAAGGCCAAGGCAGCCTCAGAAAACAGGACTGTGACCGATGTCATAATCCAGGCATTAAAAGCCTACTTGCAAGAAGAAAAAATGTAATGTAGGGTACAAACACCTATCAAGGAGGGTAAGTAAATGGCAAAAATTGCTGAACCAACACGCAAGCCTGAGGTCAATGTAAATCCTTTGGTTGCAAAGTTTCGAGAGTTTATTTCTTATAAAAAAAGAGTAGACGAGTTTACTAAAAAGCAAAATGAGATTAAAGCTGAATTAAACGACTATGTAGAAGAGCACGGCGAAGTTGACGATAAAGGTCATGTTTGGGTAACTCTTCCAGAAGAAGTTGACGGCTATGTTTCTATGCAACGTCAACGTAGAGTGTCTCAGTCTTTAGATATGGACACTGCAATTTTAACTTTAACAAAGCGCGGTCTTGCAGATCGTTGCATCCGCTCTGTTCCCACAGTTGACGAGGATGAGATTATGTCTTGTCTTTACGAAGGTAAGTTAACTGAGGCAGAAGTAGATGCGATGTTTCCAAAAAAGATCACTTGGGCTTTTATTCCTTCTAAGGGCTAATCATGTCTGATGCTATTGATTCAATGTTTAAAGACATAGACCAGTACTATCCTGGATCTAAACGTAAACGTAAATCTGTAGCCTTTCCTGAACCAAAAAAGAGGGAAGTAAAAGAGGGGTGGGAATCTCAAGGTAAAGTAAAAGCTTTGCCTGGAGGAAAAACTGTTGAGTTGTTTAGTGTAGGATCTTTATGTCTTGCACTAGGACGACCAGTAGTTACTGTTCGGTTATGGGAAAGAAAAGGCTATATACCGAGAGCGCCTTATAGACTTAAATCAATAGTTGTAGACGGAAAGAAGTTGCCTGGTTCTCGTATGTACAGCCGGGCTATGATAGAGTCTGCACTACACAGTTTTCAATCCAGGAATCTTTTAGATTCTCCACGGATTGATTGGAATCGTTGGCCAGATCTACCAATTGAATTATTGGAGAATTGGACTAGGATTCACACTCAAGAAACAACCGTTTCTTGACTCTACCTATGGCTATGGCTAAGAAAGGAACTAACACTCAAATGTCAGTTCAAACAAATGCACTACGTATTAAAAAAGATGCCCCAAATGTTGACTCTTATGTTAACGATATCCCAACTGCAGAAGTAGATACTTCTGTAGAACTCTTCGAAGAAGACTCAGAGAATGAAGTACCTGATCGCTCTTCTGTAATTCAAACTGGATGGGCTGCTGCAAAGCGTGCAGCGTCTGAAGCAAATAAATCATATACTGCTGATTTTAAGTTTGATGAAGATGTACAACTAATCAAGTTCCTATCTGCTGAGCCTATGAGCTTTTTGCAGCACTGGGTTCAACGTCCAGGCAAGAAGTCTTTCATTGGCTGGGAAAACGATCCACTATCCCGTGTTGGCAACAAGCCTGAACGCAAGTTTGCTTTCACAGTTGTAAACCTTTCAGATGAAGAACCACAAATTCAAATGATGACTTGTGGTATTCGTTTGTGCGGTCAGTTAGAGAAACTAAACTCTGACAAAAAGACTGGTCCACTAGATCGTCCAGATATTTACTGGGCGGTAAGTAAGTCCGGTCAAGGAACCAAAACTTCATATTCAATCATGCCCGTAAAAGAGCGTGATCTTGTTGAAGATTGGGAGATCGATCCTGCAGTTGCGTCTGAATTGACTTCAAAAATGAAGCCACTTGGACCTGATGCACTTCGCATGTCTACGACAGCGGAGCTTGAAGAAATCGCTAAAGAAATTATTCAAGGTCAGTAATCTCTCAACCATGCTAAGGGGCCTAGATTTGCTCGTTAATGCCTTTCCGAGCAAACCCTCCCTTCTTCTAGGCCCCTTAGCTTTAACAAGGAGCAATAATGAGAATTGTATTAACTAAAGAACAACTAGATGAAGTCGTAAGTGCGTACGAAAAAGTTGATGCATTTGTATACGACGTAGAAACAATGGGCCCTCACAGAGGAGATCCAAGACAGAACGATGTGGTTTGGATTGCTCTTGCAACCAACGATCGAGTAGATGTTATTCCTATGGGCCATCCAAATGGTCAATACATTCGTACCGATTACCCACTCTTACCCTCCGCCTTAGCTCGTATGGAGCAAGGATTAGAGCTACGCCCAGACTACGATTACAGTAAAGACGGACGAAAAGCTACAAAAATATTTTCTGAGCCTCCTGAGCAATTAACTCGAGGAGAGGTATTTAAGGCTCTTAAGCCTTTACTTAAGAGCGATAAGGTAAAGGTTGGGCATAACCTAAAGTTTGATCTACAAAGTGTGGCTAAGTACATGGGAGGAAGACCAGAGCCTACTTTCTTTTGTACGCTAAACGCAGCCTTTGTAATAAACAGCCAAGACAGGACTGATCTTGGGTTAGATGATTGTTTAAAAAGAGAATTTGATTTTGATATGGTCAAGGGCGTAGGTAAAAAGATTGAAGACCACTCCTTTGATGAGGTGGCTACCTACGCTGGATTAGACGCTGAGTGGACTTGGAAACTCTACAAGCGGTATGAAGAGCGCCTAAAAGCAGATGGTCTATGGGGAATATTTAGCCTAGAGATGGATGTTCTAAAGGTTATCTGCGACATGGAACTGCACGGAGCAGATGTAGATGTAGAGCAACTAGCGCTTTTAAAAGATGATCTAGACGAGCAGTTAGAGAAAACAAAAGCATCTATCTTTGGTTTAGCTGGCAGAGCTTTTAATATTAACTCTGTGCCAGAGCGGCAGCAATTACTTTTTACGCCTAAAAAAGATGGGGGTAGAGGCTTAAAGCCTAAGGTAACAACCCCGGCAGGACAAAAGAGAATAGAAAGCGGCTTAACCCCTACAGTAAATGACTACTCAGTAGCCGAGCCTGCTATAGATATGTTTAGAGAGAAAGATGCCCTAGTAGGTAGCTTACTTAAGTATTCTGAATTGAATAAACTTCTTACTACATATGTAGTGCCGTACCTTGGTGGTGACGTAGCAAGAACTTTGTTAGGCAAAGAAAAGCTTGTAGCAAAAGAAAGCCTTCTATACCGTGGGCGTATTCATACAGACTTTGTGCAATATGGCGCGGAGACCGGCCGATTCTCGAGTCGCAATCCGAATTTGCAGAATGTGCCGGCTCCGCATACTGCTAATGGTAAAGCAATTCGTAACCTTTTTGTTGCTCCAGAAGGACATAAATTAATTGTTGCTGATTACAGTCAAATAGAACCTAGAATCATAGCGTCTTTTAGTCATGATCGTACTATGATACAAGCGTATCAAAATAAAGAAGATATTTACACCACTATTGGAAACACTATGGGCGTAGATCGTAAAGCAGGAAAAGTATTAGTTCTTTCTTTAGCTTACGGTGTTGGGCCAGATAAGATTGCTACAGAAATTGGGTGTAGCCTTACCGAAGCACGTGAGTTATTAGATTCTTTCTCTGCAAAGTTTCCCGCCGTAAACCGTTATAAGCGACAGGTTATTGCTGATAGTCGGAGAAGAGCTCCCATACCTTTTGTAAGCACTCTGCTTAAGCGTAGACGCTACTTACCTGACCTTCGTGCAAAAGAGCAGTGGAAACGCTCTAGAGCTGAACGACAGGCCTTTAACACTGTTATTCAGGGATCCGCAGCTGATCTAATTAAAGTAGCTATGGTGCGAGCTAGCGCAATGATTCCTGATGAAGCAAGTTTAATTTTGACTGTTCATGATGAGCTTGTTACCGTTACCCCAGATTACTTAGCTGAGGAGACTGCGGAGCAGATCCGCTTAGCTATGGAAGAGATACGCGCTCTTAGCATACCTATGCTGGCAGATGTTAAGATAGTGTCTCGTTGGGGAGAGGCAAAATAGATGTGGCCATTTAAAAGACGTAAAGAAAAGTATGACATCGTAGATCATGTAGTTAACGTATCTATGCCAATACTTATACGCCAGGTAATTTATGATTCAATCTTTGACTCTGCAGATAAGATCTCAACAATGATGGGGCTAGAACCAATATCTGATGAAGTCTCAGAGATGGAAATACGGGCAAGTGAAGAACGAATCTCACAGTTCTCCGCACTACTTCCTTTTATAGACTCTCATGCTGACATAGCCGCACAAATTGCTTGTGCAGCATACTCTATAGAGGCAGATCTTGTTAATAGTTCTGTCCCAGGTAGCGAAGAGGCGTTAGAAGAATTAACTAGGTTATTTAAATTAGTCTCTATGTCATCTTCAGTATCTTGCATTTCAACTTTAATGAATCTCGGCTTACTAGAAACAAAGGTGGTATCAAACAATGACGAATAACGATTGGTGGTCTAAGAAATTAAGCACCCAACCTAACACTAGCGCTACTCCACGAACTAGTCCCCCCGTTAACCTGCCCTATACTCATCAACCTGGAAACCCAAATGTACAAGTTACGTACGATCAAACTAACGACCAAACTATGAGTAAAGCTCAAAGTTCTCGTCAAAGCAACCGTTGTCCGGGGTGTAACTCAGGAAATTATATGTCGCCTCCAGGAACCAATTTGATGCGTTGCTATGATTGTGGGTATCCTTTGGTACAGGCTGGAAGTGGAGTAATCTCTACTAGTTCTAGCGGCGGTGCAGCAATACCAGCTAAACAACCTAATCAAGGATCAGGCTTTAAACCAAACGTCATAGTAGATAGGATTCAATAATGGCACTAAATTCAGATGTTTTAAAAATTGCGGCTTTAATTAACAAAAAGCACGGAGACAGTACTGTAGTGCTAGCAAGTAAAGTTCAACTACCTAAGCGAATTACTACCGGGTCTTTAACCCTTGATGTAGTACTAGGTGGGGGTTGGCCTATGAACCATTGGGTGGAGGTAGTTGGTGAGGCTTCACATGGCAAGACTGCTCTTGCACTTAAAACTATTGCTGCAAATCAAAAACTAAACCCAGAATTTACTACCGTATGGATTGCTGCAGAAGCTTTTGATTCTCAATATGCTGAGATGTGCGGGGTAGACAACGAACGAGTTTTATTAGTAGAAACTAACAGTATGGAGGATGCTTTTGAAGCGGTTATTAAATTTATGGAAAGTAAATCTGTGGACATGGTCGTTATCGATTCTTTACCTGCCTTGGTTCCTAGTGCAGAAGATGAAAAGGCTATGGAAGAATTCACTGTGGGTCGTGGCGCACTTATTACCAATAAGTTCTTTAGAAAAGTGGCGTCAGCTACCAGACGAGACCTCATCGAAGAAGAACGACCAGTACTCGGATTAATGATTAATCAGTACCGTATGAAGATTGGGGTTATGCATGGAGATCCACGCACTACCCCTGGAGGGCTGGGTAAGGACTACGCATACAGCATTCGTTGTGAAGTAAAGCGCGATGAGTGGCTAGAAGTAGGTACCGGCCAAGAAAAGAAACGAGTAGGCCAAACTATTCGAGTAAGAACTATTAAGAATAAGACTTTCCCACCTCAACAGACCGCCTACCTGGATTTTTACTTCTCAGGTGGGGGAGCTATCCCTGGAGGGGAGTATGATAGGGGCAAGGAAATTGTTGCTTTAGGAATCCTTAACGGGATTATTGATCGTCGTGGAGGGTGGATGTACTACGGTGATCGAAAGTGGCAAGGAGCTCAAGCTATGATTGATTCGC